GCTGCTTCAGTGGCTCCGATTGGCAACCCGACGAATTGGTTAAGGGTGGTGCCCGTTGGCACCGTGCGAGGTGCTGGAATATTTGACCACATCCGCGTAAAAGAAACCAACCCAGAATCCGTGGGCTGCGGCTCTGTGTCACCAATGCAATACGCATCACCAATCGTCACGGGCGAGCCAGAAAAGTTTGCCAACCCGGAAGAAAACACGCTGCCAAGCGTTGGCGGGACATAGCGGTCCGCAAGTTGCAAAAGCGGCTGATGCACGATCTTGGTTGCAATATCGCCTTGGCTTGCAAACGGGTATGTGATTTTTGCGGGCTTGTCAAAAACAGGCGAGGTTGTGACGTGCGATTCGTAGGTAGGCATGATGTTATTTCCCCGTTGGCTTTAGTGCATCCCGGATTTCTTTTAGAAGTGCTGTGTGCTCTTCTTTGCTGATCGTTTCTGATTCCAGCTTATTGTCAGCCTTTGTTTTCTCGGCGCGCGCTGCGTCTTCTTCGCTGATGATGACGCCATTACGGGTCAGTCTTCCCTGCTCGTTGCGCGTGCGCCCGCCGGTGGCAAGCGGGTCGGTGGATGCGCCAGAGCCGGTGACTCCAGACTTCTTGCCCTTCATGTCGTCAATCACGCCATTGTATTTCGCGCGCGCCTTTTCAAGTGCCAGCAAATTCTCGGCCGATGCGTCTTCTTGCGCTTTTGCATAAGCTTCTTGCCCCTCTTTTTTGGCCTGCGCTAGCTTTTGCTCATCGGTCGCATTGGTCCAAATTGCATCGTATCGCATTTGCTCAATCTGGGCCATTTTAGCTGCATCGCTTTCGCGTTGCTTCTGCGCGGCGGCCTCAGCCTTAGCCTTGGCGTCGGCGTTTTTCTGATCTCGTGCCGACTGATCGGCATCGCGCTTTTCTTGGTGTTTAGCTTCAAGCGCCTTTAACTTTGCGCGGTTTTGCTCGATCTCGATTCCGATCTTCAGTTGCTCCGCCTCGCGCACGGTCAAATGACGGATCTGATTTGTCGCATACATCTTCTTTTCCAGCGCGATTTGGTTTTCATAAAGGATTGCAGTTTCATCGCGCCCTACGTTTGCAGTCGCATTTTGAGCTTCCTGCATTTTTTTAAGCAGTGATGGGATTTCTTCAGCCGCTTTGGCGTGGGCTACTTTGGCCTTAGCCAGTGACGCCTCTTGGCGCTCGGCCATCTTTTCAGAAGATTCCGCAACGGCATCGTATTCCTTGTCCAGCGGATCGCGGAAGCTGTCCCCAATGCTGCGCCCCCAGCCGGCAAGCGTGCCCAACACGGAAGCGCCGGCGCCCTTGATTGCATCTCCAACCTTTGAAAATTCCTCTCCCCATTTCGCCGCCGATTTCTGCGCCTCGGTAGCGTTATCGCCTAGCTCCTTGGCATAGCTCGCAAAGCTCTTCATCTGCCCTAGCAATGCGCCAACCCCAGCGCCAACAGCGCCACCGCGAAGGATGTTCATGCCCTTGGCCAACTGCTCATTTGAGCGGGCGAGCGATGCGGTCAAATCTTCTGGACCCTTGGACTTTCCTAGATTGCCGATGGATTTATTGAGCTGATCGACGTAGCGGACAGAGCGGATCATGCCGCCCTCTAAATCGGCGGTGTCAGCCCCGAAAGTTGTAGTGATTTTATCGGCCATTTTCTTGGAATGCTTTATCTGCTCGACGCATTGCGTTGAGCTTACCGAGATAGCGTCGGTTCACCATGTCAGTGAGTTGGTCGTTGCGGTATTTTGGATCGTCAATTGCCCGGGCGCGGTGAAGCCACTGCCAAAACTGAGCGAGCGGCATGTTGCGCAGCTCCTCAAATTTCATCGACGGAAACGCCTCCATGACTTCGGACGCAAGCCGGATCTCCAAGCTGATGCGCGGGTGATGCACGGGGTTGGGCGCTTCTGGTTCTTCCGTGTTAAATCGCCCAGGCATATCTAAAAAAGCGTAGTCGATATGCGATGAAACCAAATTACGCACTTTGTCTTCGTCATATCTAGCACGGCGCAAAATGCCAACAGCTCGCCAACGGCGAAGAAACTTTGCGAGCCTCGATGTTTCCTTAAGATCGATCCAATCTGCCCGCAGAATCCAAAGGGCGCGAAGGCAATCTTCAACCTTTAGTTCTCCGCCTCGAACCAAACTGTTTCCAGTCAAGTCAAGGATGGTCCAAGTGCGCAACGTGAGCGCGCAAACCCGCACGCCGAGAATTTCCTCGGTGCGCGGGAATAGCGAGCCAACGCGGGCCTCTTTGAGCTTTTCCGCCGCTCGGTCGAAGTCTTCGCGCCAGCCCTCCACCTGCGTGAAGGAGCGTGGAATCATTAGGGCACCACGCTATTCCAGCGAAGATTGAGCGAGTAGGTTGCAGCGCCGGTAGACGACATGCTCTTACCACATTGCAGGATAATGTAGTTGTTACCCTTATAGGCAACCGCGGCGAACTGAGCGGGCTGAGCCTCTGCAGCGTTCTCGGCTTCAATGGTCATCGTGGCATCACGCGGGCCGGAAACCTTCCGCATTCCGCGGTAAGAGCCGTCAGAATTCTGGAAGTCGGGGCCAACAGCGGAAGCGCCAGGATCAGAAAAATCGGTGACGATGTAAACGACAGCGCCGATGGTGACATCGGTGGTAACGAGGGATGTAAGAGGATCGTAGGACATAAATTGTAGTTAGATTTTGGATACAGTTGGGAGAAAAAAAGGTATTAGGTGGGCCAAGCGTCGGCCTTTATTTGCGTTTGGATGGAGTAGCTCAGTTCAGTAACGTCGAATGCTTCATCCTCAATGCGCTGTTGCTCGGCGGCTTGGCTTTCGACGACGACGCGGTGGTAATTGAGGGCCAGCGCGGTGCGGCCGGCAATGGTGCCAGCGAGCGAGCCGCGCAACATTAGCGCCTTGAGCTGCGCAACGCGGTAATCATGGGAGGATGCGAAGCCAGCGACCGGAGACGCCTCGGCAAGCGAGCGCTCCGTGGCGATCAAAAAATTGATTTCACCATTGAACCAGTCGTTTTCCTTTTGGCCCGTGTTGGTCGTGGTGGACGTTGCGCAATGTCCCTCGCCCGACCCGTGCGTATAGGCGATGAGAACGTGTTTGTCAGCGATGTTGCCAGTGTAGCGCGACCCGTAAGCGGTCACACCGTTGGCCGTCAGGTACGCTTGGAAACCGGCCTCGATATTGGCCTGCATGTCCATGAGGTGCTCTAAGCTAGGTGCGGGCATCAGGTGCGGCGTTTGGAGAGAGTGAGCTGGTAGCAGTCGCGGGCCATGTCGGTGCGAACGTCGGTGATACGGTAAACGCCCGTTGTGGTGCGCAATCCGTTGTCGTCGGTCTCGTAAATCGTGATTCCATCTGTTGCGTTAGGCTCGGGACGGGCTGAGCCGGTGGGGAGAACCATCATTAGCTCAAGGTCGGCTGTCTGCTCGGTGTAACCCGACAGGCCTATTTTGCGCTGAAAAGATGGCTCAGAAACGCGGCCTACGTATTCAACGCCACGATACAAAAACAGCGTAGGCTTGCGGTGAATCGTAAAAATAAAAACCCCGCGACGGATTCGACCGTCGATTGGCGGAATCGTCGCGGGGTCGTAGGTCATTAACTTAGCCCTTCAGGATGGCGACATGAGCAGGCTTCCAAACCTTCGCTTGATAGAAGGTGGTGATGTCGAGCGAGTTCATGCCATAGCCCTTGTAAAGAGCGATGCTGTAAACCAAACCGGAAACGGGATCGGTAACGAGCATGCGGTCATCGGCCGAGTCGCCGCCGAGAGGCATCGCCGGAGGACGGACAACCAGCTCGATGGCGTTGCGCTGAAAGCCGATGTTGGCGGTGTATGCGGCAGTGACAGTGATGGCCCGGGTAGCGGCACCCTGAGCAACGCGCAGGCCGGGTGCGGCAAGCGTGATGGTATCACCGGATGCAGGATTGGCACCAGCGAAAGAAACAGCCGAAACCACGTATTGATTGGTGTCGTTGGCGAAGGTGATAACATCGCCAGCGGCAACAACGCCGGTGCCCGCGGTAGCGAGCGGAATAACGGTCTGGCCAACGGTGAAGGCAGCAGCGGTGGAAGTGGCGGAAGCCATCGAGCCAGCGGTGGAAACACTCACGCCGGCCGACTCGCGGATCGGGAAGCCATGAAGGTCAAGCAGGGTGCCACGGCGAAGGGTTTCGCTGGAAGCGGACTCGTTGACGTTGGTGAGCTGGGTCAGGGTGCGGAGAGCGGCACCAGCGGCGGTGTCGATAACCAAACGATAATCCATCAGGCCGGCACCGTTATCCTTGAGGATTTTGCCGAGTTGGGCGGTAGATCCGAGGGTGCTGGCAAAGGGGGTGGTGCCAGAGGTGCCAGTGGCGCGGGATGCACCGAGGCGGGCGACGGATCCGATATGGGACTCGATGGCGTTACCAATGGCGCGGAAACCCTGCGAGAACATGTCGTCAATGACCTGCTGATAGGAGCCGACGTTTTCAAGCTTCTTAACATCCTCGCCACGGAGCGGGATGCGGACGTTAGCGACCTGGCCGATGGTCATGGTGGCATTGCCCACGGTCTGGTCGTCAGCGGCAGGAATGGTCATCGCCGGGGCATAGCTGTTATTCAGCGTAGGCGAAGCGGTGGTGAGTGAGTTGATCGTGCCGTTGATGCTCACACCGTCGGAATCCGAGTTGATGAGGACGGACGGGATGAAGCCGAGGAGTTCACGGGAAACGGTATCGCGGGCGCGGAAAATGTTTTCCGCGAAGGAAGTAAGGGTGAGTGCGTTAGGCATGGTGTTTTAAACGTATTGAGATTTTGGATACAGTGATGAGAAAAAAAGGACTATTCGGTCAGCTTGCCGCCAGCTGCAAAATGTTCGCCCTGTGCCTTGGGATCGAGGGCGGCAAACTGGGAGCGAGAAAGAGTGGGCGGTTGCTTGGCCTCGGCAACCGGCTTTCCGACATTAACAGGGCGGGTGCCAAAGCTGCGGGTGCGCTTGGAAAGCTCGGCAATCTGCCCCTCTTGGTCTGCGATCTTCTTACCCATTTCCTCAACCTTGGCGGCTTCGGGACTGAGTTCAGCGACCTTGGCTTTTAAGATTTCTACCTCGGCTTTAAGCGCCACGTTTTCAGCAATGAGCGCGGCTTGATCGGCTTCGTCGAACTCGGTTTGCACTTTGTCGACGATCTGCTCGTCGGTGGTGCCTTCGGGTGCCTCGGCGGCATAGGCCACGGCTTTGAGTAACGCCTCGGGGCGGTCTTTGAATGCGGAGTATAGAGCTTTGCTCATGGAGAGGGTGCGATTGTTTTTTGCTGCGGGTGGAGTTGAAAGGGATTGCTCCACTGCAACTGGCAGCGGTGCCTCTGAAATAATTTCTTGTATTGCTTTTTTCGATACGTCAACCGGATTCTCTTGACTGAATAGTGCCTTGTTGGCGGCTGGCGAAGAAACGAAGTCGGCCGAGTCGATGGAGATGGGGCGGATATAGGCAGAGCCGCCGTCTTCGGCATCTTCAAGGTTTTGGTAAATCACCACCGAGACGCCGAACGATTCCGGAGCGGTGGTGGCAAGCTCAAAGAGCGTGTCGAAGGCTTGGCGGTTATGCGTCTTAAAAGCATCGAGCGCCTTGAACTGCGAAGCGCGCAGCACGCCCTTTTCGTTGTCGATGTAGATGCCAGAAAACACGCCTACAACTTCAGTTGGCGCTGGGTTGTAGGAGTGGTTTAAATACGCCTTGATGCTCTTGCCTTGCGCGAGCTTGAACAGTCCTTGCAGCGTGGCGAGGTCAACGCGGCAATCGTGCCCAGCCGCCTCACCGATGGACATGAGCGCGACGTTGCGCAGAATGCCCGCCTCTTGGTCAACATTAGTCAATTCAAGGGGGGCGTCGTTGTAATAGCGTACTGGACTGCTCATTTTTTTATTTAAGTCGTGCCGTAGTTTACCCGCTACGGCACGGGGTTTATTCACTCAACTAACAGCTCGTACTCCTGCTCGTACAAGTCGGCATACGCTTGAATTTGCGCCCCTAGGGCCTCCCCCGTGGCCTGCGTGGTAATAAGCTGCGGGAAGGTTAAGGCGTTAAACACCACCTCGATTTCGTAGTACGGGGCCAAATCCGTTTTGATTTGAACCTCGGCGCTCATTACACGGTGCGGCTTAGGATCACTTTGACCTGTCCGGCTGCGACGGCGGTTGTATCGTTGTCTGCAACCGCCCCAGTGATCGCTAAACCGAGGCCGAGTGAGAAGCGGAAGCCGTTGAACCCAATCGGTAGCGTGGCAATGCCGGGAACGCCAACCACTGCGGCGGGGACAGGAATAATCATCGCGGGAACATCAGTGCCGACTGTGGGCGCGGTGGCCTTGTTGTAGAGCTTCACGAATGCCGCACCGGCTCCGATGTTGGTCGCATAGAAAGCTTGAAGACCCGAGGTGCCGGTCAGCACCAACTGGCCGTTCGTGCTTGCCGCGCTGTTGATGATTAGCGGCGTGGCGGGGGCGGCGGGGGTGCCTGCATTTGTAACCGTGGTCACGCCGGCCAGCGTTCCACCAGATACGATAGTCGGAAACGCTTTGGACGCATCGGTGGTGCCGGGTGAACGTGGTGACACGTCAAACCGAACTGCGTCCAAGATGTTAATCAAGTGTACGCGCCAATCCGTTGAGGAAGCTGGCACGCCCGAATTTTCGACGATGATACACAATTTGTATCGGCGGTTTGGATTCGGGAGCGTGCGGTCGTAGCCTGATTGACCTCCCGCATTGGTCATGCCGTTCAAGCCCCAAGAACGAGCATTGATCTTGTCGCGCTCGAACGTGAGACTGTAGGTTGTCGCGACGATGAAATTGGGCGTTGTGCCTGTGGCAGCCGTGGTAAAGCCGGTGCCGAAAGCCGTAGCAAGGGAGTCCTGCGCGGAAGCGGCGGCACGCACCAGAAGCGTGCCGCTCGTTGGGGTGACGCCCGACATTTCCTGCATGACGGCATTGCGGGCGTTTAGCACGCCGGGGGCAGCTGCGTAGGTAGTATCTGCCAACACTGCGCCCGCGTCATCTACCTCAACAAAACCGATGCGGAAGGCGTTGTTTGCAATGCGCTGTGATGCGGTGATTTGGTAGCGCGCCTCGACTGGCGCACTAAAAGTCGAGCGAGAAAGGATCACCGTCATCGCGGTTTCCGTCACTCCGCTGGCAATGTTGATATACGGGGAGCTACCGGCAGCGGCTCCACCGAGCGGGCCGGTGATGCTCATGCCTGCTCCGGTCTGAACAACTTCCCAATTGCCGGTGGGAGACGTGTCGAAGTCGCGGAAATTCTCAAAGAACTTCTCACGGGAAGTGCCGACAAGCAACTTCCCGCCGGTGGGCTCATAGGCGGCGTCAACGGTCGGCGTCTGCAGGTATTCAGCGATGGATACGTTTGCATCGCCCGTGTTGCCGGTCAGCAATACTTCGCATGCAGCGTCTCGCGTGATAAAGTTATAGCTTCCGTCTACGCTAGCAGAAACAAGCGGGCTGGGAAGTCCGCCGTTTACGCTCCTAATGAAAAGCGTTCCCCCGTTGATTCCCGACACGGTTGCGGTGTAGGTGGTAATCGGGTGAGTCGCGAAATTAACGGGAATGCTGTTTGTGATCGTTGGCATTGAATTAGGTATTTAGGTGTATTTGTTAAATGAATATTGCAAGCCTGCGTTGTATCTTTGGTTGCGATACGTTAATTGCCAACATTGGCAGCGGGCGCAGTTCCACCTGAGCGGATGACATTCGCCTGCGCATTTACGCCCGCCGCATCTGCATTCGCCAAGGCGTTGAGCGCCTCGCTTGCGGCGGTGCTGTTCGGCATGAACGCGAGAATCTCTGCCTGCGTTACAACCTGCGCCTCGATCTGCGCCTTAGTAGGAGCGATAAAGGCCGCGTAGGCTTTGACCATTTTAGCCTGGCGTTGGGCTGAGCGCGTGACCTGTGATTGCACCTGATCGGCGAAAGTGCCGTTCTCTGCGCAAACTTGGTCGATGGATTTCGATCCGTTTGCAAGTGACGTGGCCTGCGCGAGCACGTGCTTCGTTTCATCGATCTCGCGCACTACCGGCCAACCGTAGGTAATATCGGCAGTGCCGTCACCTGCTTCTTGGATTTCCCCTGAGTCTACGGCTATGCCGGTTTGGCGCTCAATCACACGGTCGCAAAATGCCTCGCGCTCTTTGCGAATGTCCTTAAGCACTTCAGTTAGGCGGATCCGGTCGGCACGGGCCGATGAGTAGTTGCTGTTGCGATAGCCAATCAAAACTTCTTCGGGGAATTGGCCGACAGGCGCGCAAATTTGATCAAGCAACATAAGCGCGAATTGGCTGAAGTCCTGCGCGTTTAAGCTCGGCTCGATTAGCTTAACGTCTTCGCCTACCTCTCCATACATGATCGTGCCGTTCTTAATGTCCTCGTAAGATGAACGGGCGACGGACTGAGCGAGTAGCGATGTGGAGCTGCTCTCAACAGCAGACGACAACGCTGAGGACTCGGCAAACAGAGCGGGGTCAAAATTCTTCGTGAAGAACATGGACATGGCCGACTGGTTTTTAACAGTCGTCACCTTGGCCTTAATGATATCGTCGAGGTTTTGGATTTGCGCGATGACCGATGAAAGCGGGGGTGAGAAACGGCGCTCCTCAATGCGCGAAGGCGTGCCCAGGTGAGTCACAAACTCAGCGGCAACCAACTGCGCGCCGTCTTTATCCTCAAAGGAAACGTCGCCTGACTGGCCCTGCTTAGGCGGCGGACGCACGCCGAAACGGTAGAACGTTGGCGCGCCTGTCTCGTCGTAGGTGATACCATCAATCTCACCCTCTGCCGGCTTAGCCGGTGAGCCGCAAAGCTCGCTAGGGATTAGCTGCACCTTGTCTTCAACCTCAACCGCGAACACTTCCCCGGCAATTAGGAGTTCGATGGAAATGATTTTGTGCAGCCGGTGCCAGCTCCAGCCGGTGCCGTACATGATCGAACGTAGGCGCTTTTCAAGGGCGCGCTCCTTTTCGTCGTTAAAGCCGCCGTCAAGGCTGATTGCGTGGACGGTAGGCGAGCCAATGCTGAGAGCATAACGAAAGGCAAGCGCCGCCATAACTGCGTTGTTGCGCACCGAGCGCCGTAGGTATGCTATGAGCTTTATCCGGTCGCTAAAGGGAAGCATCTCCGTTTCTGGGCGCGTCCTGTATCCAAACATCCCGTGCAGCTTTCGCTCGCGGGTGTTAACCGTTGCCTCGTATTCGCCGACGTAATACTTAAACGGATTCCCTTTGTGGTCTAAAATCGTAGGTCGAAAGGCGCTCATTCTTGAATGTAATTGCTGAGATTGCGCCCAGGCACGGCGGGGATTTCTTCGCCTGCGTTAATCGCCTCGTATTGCTCGCGCATTCGGCGGAGCAGTGTTAAGCGATTCCGCCAGCGTGGATTATCGTTAAAAGATGTGCTGATCCCCTGCGCGGAATGGCTATCGCCTAGGCCATGCGAAACAGCGAGGCGGTTTTCGATTTGTCCGATCTCCTCCTCAATCTCTGCCAAGCGGCGAGTTTGTTGCGCAGTTAGGGCCATTGGCGCGACTGTGCCTCGTGTATCCTCTTTGTCAATACACTAGCTTACCTTGGCCCACGGGTAATATCGGCCAACAAATGCGGCGTCTTCATAAAGGTTTTTTTTCAGGCTGTTTACGAAAAACTTTCGGCGAATGCTGATTGCTGAATCCAGTTTCGCCTGCCCGCGGGTGGCGATGGCGATGCCTGAATCGTTTTCGACCGTGAGCGTATAGTGGCTTGTGCCCTGGCCGTTGTGGTAAACGTCCGTCACCTCGCGCGCTTTTTGCGATGCGATGGGGCGGGCGCGGCGCACAAAGTCAGGGATTCCGCTCATGTTGTCGCCTGCGTGGAGCTTGATTATGATGTCCAGCCAAGACTTAGCGGTCAGGCCCCGAGCGCCTACGCGGTCTTTTATGCGCTTTTTCGTGTCAGCTACATCTTGTGACCATGCCGCCTTGAACTTGGTCCAGTCCGCATCGGGTGCGCGCCAACCGTTAGATTGACGGCGTTTGTAGATGCGCGTCTTCGACCGTGTGAACGTTTTCCCCTTGTTGCCGCTTGACCTTTGGCCATCTGCTGGAGGGTTGAAACCTCCGCGCCAGTATCCCATCGGCATAACGTTCGACTTGGCGAACTTCGACCCGTTGGCGGGCTTTCGACCTACCATCCACTGCCGGTACTGGTCGCTGTTGCGCTTGCCCACGTTGGTCGTGCCACCAAATGGGGTCATGCTTTCGGGCCGAAATGACGCGACGCCTTTGCGCAGCGCCCTATCCTTGACCTCCAAAACCTTGGAATAAGCAACCATCTGCATTGCGCGGCGAACGACTGCCGCCGCCTCCATGCGGATCGTCTCGGGAAACGTTCGCTTTAAAGACGCCGCGAGGTCATTGAAATAGCTTTTGACCGGCGCGACGTTTACCTTGGCTGTGATCCGCATGGATACATTATGCAGATAGGGCCCAGCGCGTCAACCGCGCAAAACCCGCCACCCCTTGTCAGTAATCCATCCAGTCCGAAGCGACACGCCATAATCAATCAGGCCTCTTTCAAATGCGCGAACACAAGCAGCGGCGCAAACTTTAGGATGCGCGCCCAATTCACGCATAAGAATCGACTCCGGGAATTTATCTGGATCGGCTTTTGACTTTTGATAGGCTAAAAGAACTGCGTAATCGGTAATGTCTGCGGTCTTCATTATTGGTTCGCCTAGCGTTTGAACATGGATTCGCCCGAGCCGCCAGCTTTAATTCGCTGCGACATCGGCACGTAAGCCGAAAGCAGTCCAGCGGGTTTCTCGATTGGCGCGCGCTCAACGACGATGTTGCCGACGATGCGCTCGGGCTCAGCTGTCAAGGATTCCTTGACGGTTGGCGCTTGCGCCTCGGCCGGCTTAACCATTGCCGCCATTTCCGCCTTGATCGCCACGCTGTCAAAGTTCACGCGCCTATGCGCCGCGAGCGCGTACACGCGAATGTCCAGCGGCTCGTTGCGCCGGTTGTTGGCCTCATAAATGTAATACGGTCGCCCGTGACTGTAGCGCGTCATGCGCTTCTCGCTGGTGAGCTGGTGAAAATAGCGCGCATCGTAGCCATGCCCACGCGGGAAGTGCATCGAGCCAGCGCCAGGCACCGGCAACATGATGCGCGAATAAAGCACGGTCTTGGCACCGGTGATGCCCACCATCCACTGTTGCACTTTGCGCTTGTTGTTGATGCTAGGCTTTCGCTGCATGATTGGCACTTGCTTGCCGATGGTGTTGACGCCTTTCGATGCGAAGATCCCACGCGAACGGCGCGGGCCGGTGAACTGAAGCACGCGGTCCTGCTTGTGGCCCGAGTCGATGAACGTGGTATGCACCGGCATAACCATTCCGCTCGGGTGCTTAAAGGTCTTCGCAAGGATCAAGTCCAGCTCTTCCCATACCTTGTCCCCCTGAGTGTCTCCGTGAAGAACGTGATAGCCAAGCCCCCACGTTTCCTCTCCATCACCGTATCCAATAAATTCACACTCGATGCGGTCTTCCTGTACGTCGGCACCGGCGCAAATGCGCAAAACCCCCTCGGGGATTGTCGCGTCTGGGTCGTACTCCTCCGCGCGCGCCACAAGCGCCTTTTCATCCAGCTTCTCAAACTCTTCCTCGCTAGGTTCAGCCAAGAACGTGTTCATCCAAGGCTTCATTCGCTCCGCCCCGCCCGCTTTCGACTCCAGGAAATCCACAGCGAACTCGTGAAGCATCGATGTGAACTGCGGCTTGTGGCCCATTAGTCGGTAGAGTCCGGATAGGTGGTAGCCACGCCGCCCCTTGAATGGTTGGCGCGCCTTCCAGTATCCGCGAACGATTGCCCGTTGCCGGTCGAGATCCGACCACCGGCACCCGCATTCGCCTTGATAGTAGGCCGTCTCGGGCGCGGCCTTGCCCTCTGCGTCTTTATCCCAGCGCACGTTCGCCCATACCAGCTCTTGCGCCGCATTGCAATGCGGGCAGACCGCGCGCCACGTCCGAAAGTCGGAATCCTCAAGCAGCTTCCAGATCTTCGACTGCCCTTTGATTGTTGGCGTAGACATCTTGACCTTCACCGCGTTGCTAAAGTTGGACGCGCGCCGGTCGGCCAATGCGCACGGGTCGCCCTCCTCACCGGCTGAAAGCGGGTCTGAATCGATCTCGTCCTGCAGCACCACTCGACACGAGGCGCGCCGCAGTCCGCTGGGGGAGTTAGCACCGGCGATGCGGATAAATCCGCCCGGGAAACTCTTTTGAAGAATGGTGTTGCCCGAGTCTCTAGCGCGGGCCTCGCGTATCAGTTCCGCGAGGACAGGCGTGTCTTGAATCATCGGGTCTAGCTTCTCTTTCGAATAACCCTTCGATGCGTCAAGCGTCGGGTATTTTACGAGGATCGGCGATGGGTCCGCGTGGATCATGTAGCCGATCAGGTTATTCATTAGCTCGGTATTGTGTGTCGGTATATGGTCGCGTCCGGCCAGGTAAAGGCGCGAGGGGCTGTCAACCTGAATGCACCTTACTGGAACGGACGCGACAGGGGTAATTGAGATTATGCGCCTCCGCATCGTCTCGCTGGCCCGACCGCCCGCCATGCTCACTTGTCGCTCGCGCTTTCTTTTGAGATTAAAAATAGGCGTTTCGGAATACGCCCTGATGTTTACGATGTAAGCAATGCTGCCGTAAACCTTGCGATCTTTGTATCTACAAAATGGTCGTTTGGTTTTTACGCTGGCCTTGTATCCAAGCGAGCAAATCAACTCGCAAAAACCATCGAATAAAGGCTTTGATGTTGCGGTGAATGATGCGCTGCCTCGCTTGTCGCAGGTGCCGTCCGTGTCCATTAGTCCACGCAGTAGCTCAAGCCGCTGCTCAACGCTTCCGGTAAGGTATTCTGCGGGGATGTGCTTTTCCATTCCTTCGCCCTTCAATCCAAGGTCGCGCAGCCTAATGCCAAGGCTTCTTAGTTCTTGCTTTATGCCGTCACCCCTTGGCTTGCCGTGCAATGAAGCAACCGCAGAGAGCCGTCCGCATTCCGCGCAATGTCCAGCCTTCGTCTTTCCGGTCACGCGCAAGTCATGGCCGCGCCCGCAAATGTGCGCAGGTCGGTCATGCCCCATGCGAACCGTGAGGACTCCGGTATCTGTCCGATCAACAATGTCGGCAGAATATCCCCGCGCCTTTACGTGCTCCATAATATCCATGTCGGCTTCATGGATTGTTACGTTTGTCGAATAAGAGTGTCCGTCCCCCAGCCAAACACCTAGGACATATGGATCAATCGGAAGCTCTTTGTGTCTATGCTCAACCGGAGCGCACACCGGAACGGCAAAGCGATTACGATTCCCGCCCCAGACTACGCCCATCCTTTTAAGGTGCGCTGTTGTTGCAGTGATTCGCTTTGGGTTTTTTGTGTCGCGCTCATCGTCAACTGTCCATAAATGGTCTGCGTCTGCAATAATCTTTGAGTTGTCCGAAAACTTAACTTCAAAACATTCCCTTCCGTGCATTACCTCTGTGGCAAATGTCACGCGACACGGATTGCCGCTTTCATCAAAAACGGTGTCACCCTGCTTTAGTTCTCCCATTCGGGCCATGCCGTTGGTCGTAGGTATTGGCGTCTCAATGTCTAATGCCTTTCCGACCTGCGAGGCGATGCAAAGGACAGTCTCGCGCACTTCAGGCGCAGTGAACGACTCCATTATTTCCCGCTGGTACGGCACGCGGTCGCAACGATAGCGCCCAGGCTCAGAGCTGGCACCACGCGACAAGATGCGGTAACGCTCTGCCCATTCCGCCACCGTCATCTTGATCGGCCACCGCAAAAACTTCCACGCCCGCGCCATTGCCGCGCCGTCGTTGGCTTTGCAATACTTGGTGATAGCGCGGCTCATTCCGTGACCTCCTCCGCTTCATTCTCATCGGGTGGCCCTGCGTCGGCAATCGCCTCAAATGCGTTTCGCAATTCATCTTCGAGCATCTTGGATGCGGCTCCGGCGCTCTTTGCAATTACCACCATGGGCCCAAGGCGCGGCGGTATCGCCATGCACTTTCCCCGCAACGAGCTGAACGCATTGCACCATTTACGCTCGATCTTCGCCAGCTCAACAAGCTTCTTGCCCTCCTTGGCGGTTATAAGCTCGGCAAGGTCTGCATCGGCTTTCATTTTGCGGGCCTTGTCTTTTTCATAATCCGCCTCATCATCGGTTTTCGCCGCTCGCTCATTAGCCAGCATTGCACCGAGTTTTTCGCAAGAAACGTGCGCAGGCTTAGGACGATCAAGTACGCCCTCTTTTTGCAACTGCTCAATTCTGCGCAGGCTTACCCCAAAAATTAGTGCTGCTTGTTTGGTGGTTATCATGCGAACGAAAC